CAACTTCAGAAGTTAGCTCGGCCGAGAAGATGAGAGGCGCTATGATTAGCGGACAAGAAAAAGCGAAAAGTATCCAGAATTTCAGAGAGATCGCGCAGGCAGACGACTCCGACACCGGCGAGCAGCGCGGGCCCTCGATCAAAACTCAAGTCGAGAAGAATATATATATAGATTCGCTTAGAACCCAATATAACTTTGAGCTATCCCCACTTGCTCCCACGGCAGCTTATGTTGGCGGCGACGTTAGAAAGAAAGTTGGCGCATTTGTATATGTCCCGGCTGAACAAATTGCTGATGATACTATGTTGCCTTTTGTTGGAATGACCAAAGCTGACTATGAAACGTTTTTACGATTAAATTGGCTCACGAGCCCCGGCGGGTACGAAGCTCTAGAAAAATTGGTTATGGGCAAGTGGAAACGCGGTAGTTCTGGGTACTGGGCTTATCAGAGTGGTATAGGCGCCCCGATAGCCGACTTCTCCGTAGCGCATTCGTGGGAGTGGCGCGCCGATTGCGCGGCCGGCGAAACGTGTAAGTGGGTAGAAGAGAAGGAGATGTACGCTGTCTCCCTCCCCGACGTGCCGGCGTCCTCGCAGAAGATAATCGATCGTATGGTCAAACAATACGGCTCCGAGGCCAAAACTTTATTAATTTTGCCTCTAGAGTGGTCAGTTGCTTACCAATTAATGCTGGACAGAGCCGGCCACTCAACTAGAACTAGTGATGCCGTCGATATCGATCGATCTAGTGGTGACGATGGCTTCGTGCCCTTCGGCCCGACCGGCGACGAAAATGGTGGTGATGACAATACCATTTCTATCGATTGGTGATTCAATGAAATTTAAAAAGTTTACTAGATTTGTGAGCCGGGTGCTAACTGAAGGCATTTTGCTTTATATATTTTATCATATATCCTTGTTCTTCTGGGCAGAGATTATTTAACAGGAGAAATATTGAGGTTCGCACATATTAGCGACACGCATATCAAAAATTTAAAATATCATTATGAATACAGAATAATTTTTGAGCAGTTATACGATGCGCTTCGCAAACAACAAGTAGATTACATTATACACTGCGGAGATATTGCTCACACAAAGACGCAAATATCTCCAGAATTTGTAGAAATGTGTTCAAACTTTTTTTCAAGTCTAGCGAGCATTGCTCCGACATATTTGATTTTAGGTAATCATGATGGAAACTTAAAAAACACAAGCCGGCAAGATGCGCTTACACCAATTGTGAGCGCTCTTAATTTGCCAAATTTACATTTGTTAAAGAGTTCCGGCGAGACACATTTAGACGATCAATATTGTTTAAATGTGCTTTCTGTTTTTGATCGCGACAATTGGGTCGCACCAACCAATACAGACAAGATTAACATAGCCCTTTACCACGGCTCTATTTTTAATTCCAAAACAGATATCGGTTGGACTATGACTCATTGCGAAGATAGGATTTCTATCTTCGAACCGTTCGACTTTTCTTTTCTGGGAGATATACACAAGCGTCAGTTTCTTGACAGAGAAGGTCGCATACTTTATTGTGGCTCTACGATACAACAGAACCACGGCGAGACAAACGACAAAGGCTTTACTGTATGGGATATTGCAGACAAAAATACATTTGAAACAAAACATCTTGTATTAAAAAATCCAAAGCCCTTTATTACAATTGTTCTTACGCCGAAAGGCAGAATGCCTAAAAAGATTAAAATACCTAAAGGAGCCCGTCTTCGTTTAGTAAGTAACAATAATCTTCCGCTAGATGTAATGAAGAAGGCAGTTGAAGTAGCGAAACATCGATTTAAGCCAGAGGCCATTTCGTTTCTTAATCGTGCCGCTAGTCAACGCGGAAGTGTCATGAATCTTGCTAATAATTTTTATTGCGAGAACCTACGAGACTTGAAGATTCAAGAAAAATATATAGCTGAATACTTGAAGGATTATCAAGTTCCAGCCGAAACTATGAAAAGCATTTATGAATTCAACAAGAAATACAATCAAACGGTAGAAGCTAGTGAAACTATCAGTAGAAATGTTAATTGGGAACTGATAGATTTTCAGTGGGACAATCTATTCAATTACGGAAAAGACAATTCTATTAACTTCGGGAGTACCGCAGGGGTTACGGGTATTTTTGGAAAGAACTATTCCGGCAAGTCTTCAATTGTTGATTCCATTCTTTTTACGATATTCAATACCACCAGCAAGAACGAACGCAAAAATTTAAATGTTATTAACCAGAATAGAAATTATGGCTGGGGTAAAATAAAGATAAAAATTGGCAACAAGCTTTATACAATAGAGCGCACAGCCACAAAATATATAAAACGCCTTAAGGGTGAAGAGACGCTTGAAGCAAAAACAGAATTGAACTTTGAAGTTTATGACCGCGTTACAGACAAGACTACATCCTTAAATGGTATTACAAGAAATCAAACAGACGCCAACATACGACGACACTTCGGGACTATTGATGATTTTCTGATTTCATCGATGGCTTCACAAACTGGAGCGCTATCATTTATTAATGAGGGCTCGACCAAGCGTAAAGAAATTATCGCAAAGTTTTTAGATTTAGAGTTTTTTGAGAAAAAGTTTAGACTTGTCAAAGAAGACTCTGTAGAGGCCAAGGCGCTTTTGAAAAAGTTGAATGGACGTGATTATCGAAAGGAAATTCTAGAGGCAGAGGAAGCGCTTACAGCGCACAGGAGAGCTATTGCTGAAGTAGAAGCGAAGACAAAACCCCTTGAAACGAAGGTGGTTGAAGCGCGCTCACGTCTAGTCGATATTTCGGAGAAAATTGCAGGCGTTTCTTCTGAGGCAATTAACATTTGTTCTGTCAGAAAAGAACTTAAAAAAACACGAAACCAAATCCTTTATCTCACAAAGTCCATTGACGAAGATGACAAAAATATAGTCACGGAAGAGGAGAGATTGCTAAAGATCGATCGTTTAACAGGCGTATTAAATTATGAATTGCTAAGCGCCTCTATGGAAAAAATTATAAATACTGAAAACGAGTTGGCTGCTTTAGTGAGCGAATTGGGAATGGCTTCGGAGAAGAAGAAAATACTTTCTGGCATTCCATGCGGGACAGCCTTTCCAACTTGTAAGTTTATCCGCGATGCCAACGTTGCCGTTGTCACGATACCGGGAATAACAGAGGGCATTAAAAAGTCACAAGAACAATTGCGGGCTTTAAATCCTAAAACGGTGAGTGACCATATGGGCAAATATGAAAAACTTATCCGAAAGCGAGCGGAAACCATAGATCTTGTTAAAGATTTGAAGGTGACAGCAGAAAGAAGCGCCATGTCGCTTGAACGTCTCAACAATAGAGCAACCGAATTACAAAAACAAACACTTGAATACGAGGCGAACAAAGAGGCTTTTGAGAATTTAGAAAAATTGATAGAGGAGAAAGCCACACACGACAATAAAATTATCATGTGCGAAAAGAAAATTAAGCTAATTCACCAGAAAGTAATAAAATTTTCTAGACTTGTTGGGTCTGCTGAACAAAAAGTAGACAACATCAAACAACAGCAGATAGAGTTCCAAAACTTACAAGCAGAGTATTCTGTGTATGATCTTTATATGAGATGTATGCATCCAAGCGGTATCGCATACGATATTATTAAAAAGAAGTTGCCAGTTATTAATGGAGAGATAGCGAAGGTTCTTTCTAACATTGTTGATTTCGAAGTCTTCTTTGAGTCTAATGGAAACAAGTTTGATATATTTATTAAACATCCGAGTCACGAAGCAAGACCTATTGAAATGGCTTCTGGTGCTGAAAAGACTATGGCTGCGATGGCTATTCGTTTATCGCTTCTGTCCGTTTCTTCACTTCCGAAAGGCGATTTGTTTATTTTAGACGAGCCTGGGACTTCTTTAGACGAGGAAAATATGGAAGGCTTTATCCGAATTCTAGAACTAATTAAGGTGTATTTCAAGAATGTTTTGCTGATATCCCATTTGGATTCTTTAAAAGACTGTTCGGACATACAAATTGTTATTGAAAGAAAGAACGGTTATGCGAGGGTTAATCAATGAAAATCACAAGAAGACAGTTAAAGAAAATCATAAAAGAAGAGATTACAAAGACACTATTTGAGGCGGATAATACGCAGGAGATCCTCGTTAATGCCGCAGGAAATGCTGTAGAAGATCTGCGGGCCGCAGTTCTCGCCATTCAGGGTTTTTTAGAAGAAAGTCCCCTTGGCGCCCACGCGACGGCTGTAGGCGAAGAGGATAAAGATTATAGAAGCCTATATGGTCAAGAACGTGAAAGCTTTTTAGGCAATGAAGCTTTTGAAGACGCAGCCGCGACAATAATGGGTATGAATATTATAACTGATACTGGTGGCGGCGATGTAGTAAGCGTTGATCTGGGCCCGGCTGATGGTGACGGCCCCCCATCTAGCGAAGTATATATTAAACTGGCCGGCGACAAGGGCCATTTGATGATCGACCAGTATTCTTTTAGTGATTATAAAATAAAAGAAGTAAATTACAAATGAAAATCACAAGAAAACAACTAAAGAGAATCATAAAAGAAGAGCTAGCGGTCATTTTAACCAATGAAGAAGCGGCTGAATTATTTGGCGATGAAATAGTCGAACAAATAGAAGAAGAACAAGAGGTGAAAAATGATGGCAATAGTAAAAGGTAAATTAGATAAACTAGTTGAGAAGATGATATCACGTAAGTTTTTAGTTTGGCTTACGGCGACTGGTTTAATTATAACTTCTCATTTAGAATCTGGCGATTGGATTATTATTTCTGGTCTTTATCTTGGCGGTCAAAGTGTTATTGACGCAATCGCTAAGCTAAAGGGCGTTGGATGAGCCTGATTAAAATTTTAGAGTTTAGCAAGAAGAATTGGAAATCTTTGAGTATCACAGTTTTTCTGCTTGCAATTATTATTAAATTAGGTTATGATTATTCACAGATGAGTAGTCTGTATCAAACATCTCAAGAAAACTCCGATAAGCAAATACAAGAATTAAAAGAAATTTATAGTCATGAACTCTTTCTTAAGGAAAAAGCCCTTGAAGAATATGAAGAAACCATGAGACAAATCGAAGAAGAATATAAAAATTCGATAGAGGGATTAAAACAAATTCGCGTTGAAACGACTCAACGACATGTAGATAATTTTTCCGGCGACAAAGAAGCCTTAGCAAAAGACATACAAGAGGCATTTGGTTTCAAATATGTTCCTTAGTCTCTTGTTGTTTTCAGTTGCAATTGCTGATACTGGTACGTTTACTTTTGTATCTGAAGGGCAGCCGGCGCCTTTTGAGGGGGCGCTTTTTGATCCTTTGGCCGTAGCTGATATTCTAACTCAAGCACAAACCAGCTTAATGGAGTGTGAGATAAATTCTCTAATGAAGCTCTCCGAGCAGAAAGCAAAATTTGAAGCAGACCTAAAGAAGAAAGACATAACTATTGATTCTGACGCCAGAGAATATGCGGCAGCACTTAGCTACAAGCAACAGCAAGTTGATGATTTGACTAAGATAGTAAAAAAGAATTCTTCAGGTCGTAAAATTATTTGGTATACTGTTGGTGTGGCTACTGGAGGATTAGCCACTTACGGCGCGTATAGGATGTTCGGTAATGATTGATGATCCAAATAGAATTGCCGCGATTGAAAAAGCAATTTCAAAGAAGTACGGTGACGAAGCAATTCAGAATCCTAGACAGAATTGGAACGAGAGTAAAGAAAAAGAATATTCAATACAAATGAGAGAACTGTATGACAAAATTAGTTCTAACGAAGAAACATCCGAGAAAGTTGACATTGATGGACTTAAAGTTTCAAAAAAACTATTTAATAGAGAATCATTAAGGAATTGTTCTGTTTGTCGTGCTTTTTCAAAGAAGTCTATGGATGATGTTTGCTTCATCAAGTTTGATTGCTGCAGTGAATGTTATATAAAATTCGTAGAGGATAGAGAAGAAAGATGGCTTAACGGCTGGAGGCCAAATACTTAAAGTAAGAGGAAATTATAATGGCTACTGTTTATGAAATTATACAAGGACTAGGACAAGCTGCTGCGAACGCATATGACGGCGCCTTGACAGAAGACGGCGAAACATTAAAAGCTGGTCTGCAAAGAGAAGAAGGCAATCCGCTCATTGACAAAAGAGTAATGGACGGGTTTAATGTTAAGTTCTATGGCGATATGATGTGTATCGGATATCATTCAGAAGTACAGCTTAAAGAAGTTTATGCTGCTGGTTTTGAAAGCGGAATGGAACAGAACGTTGCCGACATTTCTTCTTTCCTCAAGAAAGAATATCGTAAGATTACTGGCAATTCTGTATCGCTTACGAAAGAGGGAGAGATCGATGTTCGTGTCGAGAATTCTTCGCGTGTAAGATCGTGGGTTGTCGCCAAGCAACATTATAAAATTGGTGGATTAGAAGAGAATATGCGCGTTGCCGGCGGATCTGAAGACAGAGTAGAAGGTAGCTGGAAAAAGTTTTTGGATTTAGGCGGCTGGAATGGCGACGGCGGAAAGCGCCCAGAGAATGATACTCGCAAAAAGGACAAAGGACCACAATCCTAATAACTAATAAGCAAATGTATGGCTTTTCAACTAGACAAAAAACAAAGAGTAAAGGAAATATTAAAATGCGGTAAGGATCCCGCTTATTTTCTGAAGACGTATGCCCGCATATCTCATCCGATGCGCGGGCTTATTCTTTTTAATACATACGATTACCAAGATGAGCTATTAAAGGATTTTAACGATTACCGTTTTAATGTTGTCCTTAAGGCAAGACAGTTAGGAATTTCAACGATTACCGCTGGTTATATTGTTTGGCTAATGCTTTTTCATCGCGATAAGTCAATTCTTATTATGGCAACCAAGTTCGCAACAGCCGGCAACTTAGTTAACAAAGTCAAGAAGGTTATGAAGAACCTCCCGGATTGGATTCGTATAGCTAGTATCGATATTGACAACCGCACGTCCTTCGAACTTTCTAATGGTTCTTCCATTAAAGCAGCTTCTACTGCTGGTGATGCTGGCCGTTCAGAAGCTTTGTCGCTTTTGGTATTAGATGAGGCTGCGCATATTGAAGGCTTAGAAGAATTGTGGACTGGTTTGTATCCGACTCTTTCAACTGGCGGTCGCTGTATTGCCATTTCCACGCCGAAGGGTGTAGGAAATTGGTTTCATAAAGTATGCGTAGGTTCTACCGGCAGCACAAATAATTTTCATTTAACTACGCTTTTATGGGATGTTCATCCAGAAAGAGATAAAAAGTGGTATGAAAAAGAAACCAGAAATATGTCTAAGCGTCAGATTGCGCAGGAATTAGAATGTAATTTCAATACATCCGGCGAGACTGTCATTGATTCAGAAGATATGGCGTGGCTTTTGTCGCAGGTAAAAGAACCAAAATACCGCACAGGCTTTGATCGCAACTTCTGGCTTTGGGAAGAATATGATCCGACTTGTAATTATTTGTTGAGCGCTGATGTGGCTAGGGGTGATGGCGAAGATTATTCCGCTTTCCATGTGATAAAGCTGGAAACTTTAGAATGTATCGGAGAATACAAAGGAAAACTAACCCCGGATATGTTTTCGGTATTACTTAACCAAGTTGGTCGCGAGTTTGGTAATTGTATGCTAGTGGTTGAAAACAACAATATTGGCTATACAGTTTTGGATAAGCTGCTAGAATGCGAATATCCCAATTTATACCACTCTATTAAAGCAACACATGAATATATTGAACAACATCAGGCAGAATTTAGACCATCGGCGGTGGCGGGATTTTCAACTAGTATGAAGACCCGACCGCTTATCATTGCGAAACTGGAGGAATTCATCAGGAATAAACTAATTAAAGTATATTCTTTTCGTGCTGTAGAGGAAATGAAAACTTTTATTTGGAAACATGGCAGACCGCAAGCGATGAGGGGTTATCATGATGATTTAATTATGTCCTTGGCTATAGCCTGTTGGGTTCGCGATACAGCCATCCAAAGCAATTCTAGAGACTTAAATTATCAAAAAGCTTTCGCCAACGCAATTTACACAGTTAAAACTACAATCAATACACAGATAAAAGGCCAGCATGGCTACAAGAAAAATAACGCTTCTGACATGATAGCAGAAGCGGAAAATCATTGGGGACAATACAAATGGATCATAAAGTGAGTTTACAATGGCATTAGGTAGAGCCGGCAAAAATCCAAATAATTCTGAGTCACAACTTTTCAAAGCTCTGACTAGGTTGTTTTCTGGTCCGATTATTAGTTACAGATCTCAATCCGGCCGCCGCATTAGAAGACAGCATTTAGATAAATTTAGTTCTAGATTTAAATCTGCTTCTGGACAGCAGTTTAAAAAGACGCTTTACAATCCCCTAGACGTATTATCTACAGATGCGATTGCTAATCAACGTAGAGGCGAGCGTTATATAGATTTTGATCAAATGGAGTATACTCCCGAGATTGCTTCAACGCTAGATATATATTCAGATGAAATGACCACGTATTCAGATTTGCGTCCGATGCTGAGAATCCAGTGCCCGAATGAAGAAATCAAAGCGGTTCTTACGATCTTATTCGATCAGATTTTAAATGTACAATATAATTTATTTGGTTGCCACAAGATATTGAAAGACTAGAGGGCAAAGATTCCACAAACCCCAATTATATTCAATATCAGTGGAATTCTGCTGGTATGACATTTGAGAATTGGCAGGTTTGTCATTTTCGTATTTTAGGAAATGATAAGAATGTTCCTTATGGTTCATCAATTTTAGAGCCGGCACGCCGCATTTGGCGTCAGTTAACTTTGATGGAAGACGCGATGATGGCCTATCGTGTTGTTCGTTCATCTGAGCGCCGCGTATTCAAAATTGATGTCGGAGCGATTCCTCCACAAGACGTTGAACAATACATGCAAAAGATTGTATCACAACTCAAACGTCATTCTGTTGTTGATGCTACGACTGGTCGCATCGATCTTCGCTATAATCCTATGTCCATTGAAGAAGATTATTTCATTCCCGTTCGCGCTGGTTCTGTAACAGACATTACAAATCTTGCTGGTGGAACTAATACTACACAAATAGATGATATTGTGTATCTTCGTGACAAACTATTCAGCGCGCTTAAAATTCCTCAGTCATACCTTACAATGGGTGAAGGCGCTTCGGAAGACAAGACAACTTTAGCGCAAAAAGACATTCGTTTCGCAAGAACCATACAAAGATTGCAGCGGGTTATTATCTCTGAGTTAACAAAGATTGGCATTATTCATCTTTATACGTTGGGATTCAGAGCCGACGATCTTCTTGGGTTCTCTCTAACTTTGAATAATCCGTCTAAGATAGCGGAATTGCAGGAATTAGAACATTGGAAGCAGAAATTTGATATTGCCGCTTCAGCTACGGAAGGATTTTTCTCACGGCGCTGGGTTACGGAAAAGATTTTTGGCATGTCTCACGAAGAATTTGTGCGCAACCAGCGTGAAATGTATTATGATCGTAAGCAGGATGCTGCTTTACAACAAGTCGCGGAAGCTGCTGCTGCAGAAGGCGGCGCTGGAATGGGCGGAATGGGCGATCTAGGAGGAGAAATGGGTGGAGAAATGGGTGGCCCGATGGAAATGCCGGCAGCAGAAGCTGGTGGCGAAGCGGCTGAAGCTTTGGGCGGGGAAGCAATGGAGGGCGCGCCAGAAGGTGACGAATCCGCTTTATTGGCAGTTCCGCCGGGATCTCGTAATTCGCCTCGTTTAACTCCGCGCACAACTCGCGGCTCAAAGGGAAAAGTTTATTATCCAAAACGTGTTGACAAACGTTCAGGATCTGGCCCTCGTACAAGACATTTTGCTGGGATGCGGGATGCGGAAAAAAGTAGTTCGGGACGGAGAAATCTTTTCCCCGGCATGCCGGCCGCAGCGAGTGTTGGCATTTACAGCGAAGAGCAATCTATTTATAATTTAAGAGAAAGAGACGAAAGAGAAGAAGAAGACAAACTATTCACAGTCAATGAATCTATTCGCTTGTTGCTAGAAAATCTGGAAAAGAAAAGCGATTCGCTATTGGAGCAGAAGAATGAAGATACGGCATAATAAAAAAAGGAATACGGCTTTTGTTTACGAGGCGTTGATTAGAGAAGTCACAGTGGCTATTCTTAAAGGCGATCAAGAGAGGAAAGATAAAGTTATTTCTGTCATCAGAAGGCATTTTCGTAGCGACAGCTTGCTTAAAAGAGATTTAGAGTGCTATCGTTCTTTATACGAGAATCAAAACCTGAATCAAGAAACATCTAAAAAGATACTCAAGGAAGCAAGAATTCAAAAACGAATGCTTGACCCGAATGGGTTGTTTAAGCAACAGACAGGATTAATACACGATATCAATAAAGAACTGTCTCCGAAAGTTTATAATAATTTTGTGCCGAACTATAAGACACTAGCCACAATCGATCAAATTTTTTCTTTGAAGACTTCTCCTAAGAATAGAATTATCTTAGAGAGTGAAATTATCAATAATATGATAGGAAAGGAAGAAAATTCCTCAATGCCATCGATCGACAATATTACTTATCGGGAATTTGTTAAGAAGTTTAATAAAAGATATGATAAAGAATTGCTAAGCGAGCAGAAAGAGCTTCTAACTTATTACATCGCTTCTTTTTCAGATAACGCCCTGAGCCTTAAAGTATTTCTTAATGAAGAGATAGCGAGATTAAAAACGAAATTAACAGAGGCGCCGAGCCTGAGCGAAGAGATTAAAAACGATGGGGAAATGATTAAGAAAACAAATAAGATCATTAACGAATTAAATTCTTATGCCAAAGAGGGAATTACAGAAAATATTTTAATTACTGTATTGAGAACTCAAACACTAGTCAAGGAAATTTACGATGGCGATAACGATTAGAGTTGGCGACGAAGCCAATAGGAAAACCATTACTCTTGAAATGGATGTGCGCAAGAGCTTAAGCGGCGATCTGATGATTTTTGATCACGGGGATATCGATATTGTTTTATCGCCGTCAAAGGGCAAGGTTACGGTATTTCCTAAAGAAGTTATTTCCGATTATGTATACGGTGCTCAGAATAGATTGTTTGCTTATTTGCGCAAAAGAGGAATCATAATCCCGGAATCTATTCAAGCCGGCTCTTTTTACGGCTCTTTTGAGGCGATGATGGAAACTCCAAAGAACGAAGATATCAGTTCAGCCAAGATAGCTCTTATCAATATCTCTAATTTTATTAATGAAGAGAGACCGTACTTCGAAGCTACAGAAGCGATTGTTGCTGCATCGGAAGACGAGTATGTTGATCCAGACAAAGAAGATTCAACTGAATTGGGAGAAGTCCCGCAGGCTGTTAAACAGGGCTCCATTCGTAAGGGCTACGTTAGAGATTCATACGCAATGAATTATCTGTATACAATGTAGGAATTCTGGAATGTCTGAAATGAAGCTGATCATGGAGCGCTGGGATCGATTTATCTTGGAAGAAGAAACGACCGCCGGCGATTATGTGGATAAAATTAAGCGTGATTTATATATTATTTCTGCCGAGCAAGCCGGCGTGGAAGCTTTAAAGTTCGTAGTAGAGGAATTTGGAGAAGATATTGTCAATGCATCATTAGATGCTATCGGCACCCTCCCAATAGTCGGCAATGTGGCGTCAGGTTTAAGGGGTTTATGGACGGCCGGGAAACTCCTTAATAAAGGGTTTAACGCCGTAAGGAATGCGAAAGAAATTGTTGGCCCTGCTGTAAAACTTCTT